ACAGGAACTACATGGACGCGCTGCAAGCGTATCACCTTGGCGACATAAGCCCGGAAAACATACCGGCCCCACTTCGCCTAGCGTTAGAGCGCGACGGCATGATTGAAAACCCACAATTGTACCACAATTTGGTTTCAGAAGAATTTGATGCAGCTGTACGCGCGACCGCAGAAGATATTGCAGAATACGCAGACGATGCGACGCTGTCTGGTTATCGGAATGAAGATGTTCAGCGCCTATTGCCGCAAAACACGCGCAAGGCGTTGGACGAAGATGATTATGTCGAGTTCGGTGTGACGCACCCAGACCGCGCTGGTGTTTCATACCATCATTATTCTAGTTACGACAACAGCCAAGACGGTCTGATTGGGCACGTTCGCGGCACACGGATCCCAGCAATGAAAAAAGACGCTGTTGCTTATGGGCCGGGAATCGGCAAAGACCGCGAGGTGATCCAGCTCAAGCCCAACAGCTTCATTGTGGAAGAAATTCAATCTGACGCTCAGAAGGCGGCGTTCAGCGCTGAACAAAAAGGTGCATTGCGACAAGTGCACGGCACGCTGTTCAAGGCCGCGATTCAAAACGCGCTACACAACGGCGCTAACACAGTTTATTACCCCACAGCGAACACGATAGCTTCTGTACGCGGCGGCAATCCCAAGCCTTACGCTGCCATATACGACCAACAAATCATACGCGAAGGTCTCAAGCCGCTAAGCAAAATCCCCGGCGTCGAAATCAAACCAATCGAAACCATGGTGCGAATCGGTGATCGGCCACCTGAATCGGTGATCGCGTACTATGAAATCAACTTCACGCCTGAAGCTAAAAAATACATCATGAGCGGCCCCGGCCAAAGCGCACCCGGCTACGCCGCTGGCGGCTTGGTGGCTTACGACCCTGACGAGATCTCGCGCATCGCTGAGGAAGCTGTGCAGGGATTCGCGGGTGGCGGCTTGTTCAAGATGCTCAGCAAGCACTTAGGCAAAGAGACCGCGAAAGAAGTCATCAAGGAAGCGCCCAAAGAGCAGAAGATGCTCATGGGTGTTTATCGCGGCTATGCAGGCGAGCGCGGCGCGCCAGAGGAAGTGTTCGCCACACCTCAACGGTCGATCGCAGATTACTACGCACAGCGGCGCGCGGCTGAACTCGGCGCTGAACCTCACGCAGAGATGCTGTTGGTGGATCCGTTCGCCGGTCAACAGTACGGGCTCAGCATCCCGCTCGACAAATACAACCGAGAATACAACTTCACTCGCGCTCGTAAGCTCAAGCCGGAGGACGTCAAAGACCGCACCCCGCTTTACGCCGCAGGTGGCTTGGTCAACTATGACCCCAATGAAATCGACACAATTGTGTCGCAACTGAAAGAGGAATTCCATGGCTGAGATGAATCAGTCGTTTGAGGACGACGACGAAGAAAAAGGCGAGATGGTCGAGCTGGACGAAGACGAACTCGACGTTGAGGAAACGGAAGACGGCGGCGCGATCATTCGCTTGGAAAACCAAGAGGATGCGCGCAAGCACCTCGAACACTTCGCCAACATCGTCGAGGAAGTCGACGCCGCCGAGCTGAGAACAGCGGTGCAAGACCTGCTGGAAAAGATCGACAAGGACAAAGAAGCGCGGGAAAAGCGCGACAAGCAGTATGAGGAAGGGTTGCGCCGCACAGGGTTGGGCGACGACGCGCCCGGCGGCGCTCAGTTCACTGGCGCCAACAAGGTGGTGCACCCGATGTTGGTCGAAGCTTGCGTAGACTTCTCGGCGCGCTTCATGAAGGAAGTGTTCCCGCCTTCCGGCCCGGTGAAGAGCAAGATCCTGGGCGAGCATGACAAAGAGAAAGTCGACAAGGCGCGGCGCAAAGCCGAGTTCATGAACTGGCAGACAACGGAACAAATGCCAGAGTTCCGCAGCGAGCTGGAGCAGCTCTCGACGCAGTTGCCGTTGGGCGGCGGTCAGTACCTGAAGCTCATGTGGAACGCGCAGTGGAAGCGCCCGATGAGCGAGTTCATTCCCATCGACGACATTTACTTGCCGTTCGCGGCCACGAACTTTTATAGCGCCGAGCGCAAGACGCACGTCCAATACATCACCAAGATGGAATACAGTCGGCGCGTGAAGGCTGGAATGTATTCCGACGTCGACGTTGGGCAACCGGAAGACCCGGAGTTCAGTAAGTCGTCTCAAGCCAACGACAAGATCGAAGGGCGCAAGGACACTGCCTACAACGAAGACGGCCTGCGCACCATCTTCGAAATCTATACGCATCTCGACTTCGGTGACGGCGTCGAACCCTACATCATCTCCATCGACAAGAGTTCCGGCAAAGCGTTGGCGCTTTATCGCAACTGGGAGCCAGAAGACGAACAGCGCCGCGAGTTGGATTGGATTGTTGAGTTCCCATTTGTGCCTTGGCGCGGGGCATACCCGATCGGCTTGACGCACATGATCGGCGGCTTGTCGGGCGCGGCCACCGGCGCATTGCGCGCGCTGCTCGACAGCGCCCACATCCAAAACATCCCGACGCTGCTGAAGTTGAAGGGCGGTCCAAACGGACAAACCATCAATGTGCAGCCGACCGAAGTGGCAGAAATCGAAGGCGGCGCGCTGATCGACGACATCCGCAAGTTGGCGATGCCCATGCCGTTCAACCCGCCTTCCGCTGTGTTGTTCCAACTGCTCGGATTCTTGGTGGACGCAGGCAAGGGTGTGGTGCAAACATCGTTCGAAAAGCTCTCCGACGCCAACCCCAACCAGCCGGTCGGCACGACGCTGGCGCTCATTGAACAAGGCATGGTGGTGTTCAGCTCGATTCACTCGCGCTTGCACAACTCCATGGCGCGCGCATTCAAGATTTTGCACCGGATCAACTCTGCTTACCTCACTGACGAAGTTGTCGAGGGTTACGACGCAGGCTTAGACATCCACCCGCAAGATTTCGACGGCCCGTTGGACGTCATTCCTGTTTCTGACCCGGCAATTTTCTCGGAAACGCAACGCTTTGCACAGGTGCAGGCGTTGATGCAGCGCGCGGCGATGATGCCGGGCATGTATGACCAGCGCAAGGTTGAAGAGATGTTCTTGCGCGCCATGAAAATCCCCGACAATGACGTGTTGAAGCCGGATCCGGGCAAGGATGACGTCGACCCTGTGTCAGAAAACGTCGCGGCAGCCATGGGCAGGCCCATTTATGTGTTGCCGAAACAGGATCACATGGCGCATATACAAACGCACGTCGCATTTTTGAAGTCACCGTTGTTCGGCATGAACCCGGCGATCACAAAAACTTACCTTTACCCGATTGCATTGCACTTGCGCGACCATTTGTTGAACTATTACTTGGTGGAAGCGCACGAAGCGGTCGAAAAAGCGACCGACGAACAGCTGATTTCGGACGAAGCCGCTCAACAAGCAGCGGTCATTTTGCAAGTTCAACAATTCATCGAACAACAACTGGGTGGATTCGCACAAGAGTTGGCGCAGCTCTCGCAAGCTGCAGAGCAATTCGCACCACAACCACCAATGCCGCCAGACAGCTCGCTGCAAGTTGCTCAAATCGGTGCGCAAGTGCAACAAGCTGCACTGCAACAGCGCGCACAAAGCGAACAACAGCGTCTCGCTCAGCAAGCGCAAATCGAACAACAGAAGTTGGCCGACCGCGCACAGGAGCGTGCAGAGCGTTTGCGGCAGGAAGAAGTACGTCAACTGGCAGAAAACGAACGCACAGCGGCAGAAATTGGTGCACGCGAACGCATGAACACCGCCGACAACGACACTGCTATGCGCTTGGCTGCTGCGGAAATAGTGAGCGGCGAAAAAATCGCGGTGAGCACAGGCACCGGCATCAATCCTGGCACTCGTTAACTTTTTAGGAGAACGCAATGAGCGACAAACCAACACCCGGCACCGTTCCCATGACGGGCGGCGCAGTCAAGCAACATCATCGCATGGCAGCAGGTGAGAAAATCACCGGCCAGAAGTTGCCACCACCACCGGCAATGGGTCCAAAGACCCCTGCATGAATGTAATTGATCAGCTATTCAACCGTCTCAAGGCCGACCAGCAGTCATTCGCGCTGGACGCCTTGAAGCGGCCCCAAACACGAGACACCTTCGAGTACGGGTATCGTGTCGGCATCGTGCAAGGTTACGAAGCCGCCATCAATGTGCTCTTGCAACTTTTGAAAGAGGAAAAGGACAATGACCCAGACATCTGAGGACGCATTGGCAGAGGCTTTTCCAGCGGTAGACGCTGGCATTCAGCCTTTTGGTAGCCGCGTTCTGGTGCAGATTCGCACGCCCAAGAAGAAATCCGCAGGCGGCATCATCATCGACACCGGTTCGCGCGACACAGAAAAGTGGAACACGCAGGTTGGGAAAGTGGTCTCACACGGCCCAGTGGCTTACCGCAATCGCAACAACTTGGAAGCATGGCCCGAAGGTTCATGGGCGCATCCCGGCGACTTTGTACGCGTGCCTAAGTACGGCGGCGACCGTTGGGAAGTTGCGATGGAAGATGGTGAGAGTGCGATGTTTGTGATCTTCAACGACTTGGACATAATCGGCAAGGTCGAAGGCGACCCGCTGGCAGTCCGAGCATTCATCTGAAGGAGATGAACCATGGCTGACGTAATGAAAGAAGACGACGACATCAAGGATGACGACATCGTCATCGTTGAAGACGATCCAAACGCCGCGCAGCAAGAAGGCACAGGTGTCGAAGACGAATCAGCAGAAGACGAACGTGTCGTCAATGCTGCTGACGAAGACGACGATGAAGAGTTAAACGCCAGCGACAAAGAGCGGGAAGCAATCCGTGAGCGCCGCCGCTTGGAAAAGCAAGAGCGCAAGGTTCGCCGCGATGAAGCCATCAAGCGCGACAAAGTCGAACTCGACTTCCTGCGCAAGCGCAACGACGACCTAGAACGCCGTCTCAGCGCCCAAGAGCAGCGCGCTCACACCGCCGACCTGCGCGGGTTCGACGCTGAAATTGTGCGCGCGCAGCAAGAAGCAGAGATGGCCGAAAAAGTCATCGCCAAAGCAGTAGCCGCAGGCAACGGTGAAGATGTGGCGCAAGCGTTGAAATACCGTGACGCTGCAATCCAGCGTGCACAACAGTTGGCTTTCCAAAAGCAACAAACAGCGCAAAACGCGCCGACCAACCAACCCGCGCAAGACGAAGCTGCGATGTCTTATGCTCGAGAGTTCGTCCAGGAAAATCCTTGGTACGACACAAGGGGCGGCAACGAAGACAGCGCCATCGTGCTGGCGATTGACCAAGCGTTAAGCAAAGACGGCTACAACCCAAGCACCGAGGAATATTGGGATGAGCTGCGTCGTCGGGCGGCGCGCCGCTTGCCGGAACGGTTTGCGCCAGCCAAAGCGCCAGCGCAACAAAAGCGCGAAGCTCGCGGCGGTCCACAAGTAGGTTCCGGCAAAGAACATGCGCCCACCAGCACCCGCAAAGAGATCTACATCTCTCCGGAGCGCAAACAAGCGCTGGTCGAGGCGGGTGTTTGGGATGATCCAGTTTTGCGTAACAAGTACGTTAAGCGTTACGCAGAATACGACCGTCAGAATAAAGCGTGAGTGTTGCCTTTTTTGAATTTTAACAACATAATGTGCCTAATCGCTGAAAGGAGCGAGCAATATGACCGACGAACGCCTGAAGAAATCCGCTGGAGACA